AGATGACGACGTTCTTTTTATGGTGGCATCTTCAGGAGCAAGTAATGAAAAAATAAAATTTAAAAATTTAAAAAAATCAATACTTGACACATCAGTTTTGTTAAGTGGAGACCAAGAAATTAGAGGTTCAAAAACTTTCATTGATGAGTGTTCTTTTGGTGGAGGTTTGGGGGTGGATTCTTATACTGTGGAAGATTATATTTATCACAAAGATGATTTAGATACTTATATTCAATTCGAGTCGGGTAAAATTAATTTCGCAGCAAATGATTCAATCAATATAGATGTCAGCGGCCAAACCATGAATATTGACAGTACTGGGTCGCTGTCGATAAACACAACATCTTCATCGGGAGCTCTTACGGTAAATGGAGATGGATATTTTAATAATTTATATGTATCAGATGACGCAGGTGGGTTTGTAAAAATATCTTCTCATCCAGAAGAGTCTGTCAATTTCACACTTTCATTAGTTTCAGGAATCTCGCAGTATAATATAGATTTTCCAAAAACTTTTGAGAGTCCCCCATCTGTAACTCTGGATCTTCAGGGATCTGGATCTGTAGCTGTGCCATACCTTATTACGAATGTAACAAATCAGAATTATACAGTTAATTTTGCAAGTAATATACCTAATGATTCGTACAAGATTCACACTCTCGCAAAACCAACAGGAGGAGCGTCTTTTAGACAAACAAAAACAATATCGTTGGTCGAGGATCTTGCATCAGGGCAGTCTTCATTTGAAATAACATATCCAGAAGCATTTATCGCACCACCTATACTGTCAACAAGTTTAGAAAGTGAAAATTTTATCGTTTCTTATCTAATTAGCGAATCAACAACTTCGTCTTTTAAAGTTTCATTTGTGTCAGATCTCCCAGAAGACGCCAAGCTTCATATTCACGCAACGAGATAATGCTTGACAAAGCTTCGACTATCTGGTATAGTTGAAGCATGAAAAATCTATTGTACAGAACCAAATGTTATTTGGTGGGCCACATGCAGTATGTGAGCGGTCGTAATTGGAGAGATCATGTAGCAGAAGAACTTAAACCATTAAGTATTACATGTTTTGATCCATACAAGAAACCCTTCATTAAAGATGTAGAAGAGGACGAAGCTAGTCGCCAAGAAATGGAAACTTGGATGAGCACCAAGCAATATGATCGAGTAACCGAGCGAATGAAAACTGTGCGTGCATACGATTTAAATTTGGTAGATCGCAGTGATTTTATTATTGCACATCTTGTGCCTGAAGTCGCAAGTTGGGGAAGTGCCGAAGAAATTGTCACAGCGGTTCGCGAGAAAAAACCTGTATTCGTTAGTATGGAAGGTGGCAAAGCAAAGACTCCTCTATGGATGCTTGGTATGTTTCCTCATAAATACATTTATAATAGTGTTGACGAAATTATTCAAATGCTGTATGCTATTGATGATGGAAATAAACCTATCGACTCAGACCGTTGGCGGCTTTTAAGAAAAGAGTATAGATGATTACAATTCTCGCCTCCTCATATTTTGAATTTTTTACAGGTGATTTTTTAGCTTTTGGATTATTATCTGCAATTGTTTTTGTATTTCAAAAAAATAAAGACGATGAATTTTATAGTAAATAAAATGCACAATTAAAGATAATATTATTATGGACAAAACCCATATAGTACCATTATCTCATGATCATGAAGAAGATGTGCTTGAAATCATTAGGCTTTCAATATCAAACAATGAAGAAATACATGGGTTATGTTCATTAAAAAATACAGAAAAAAATGTTCTAAGCTTTTATAAGTATGAAGTATTTCAAACAATATTTAATGATGACCCAGCCCTCGCATGTATTCATAATGAAACTTGCGTAGGATTTTCTTGTTGTTCCACGCAAATTGATAAAATGTATGATACAAAAAGCAAAATAGCTCATGGTATTATTACTATAGTTCACCCAGACTTCAGAAAGGTTGGAATAGGAAGTGATTTAAGATTATCCTTAACTAAAGAATTAAAATTAAGAGGTTTTGATAGTTATATGTTCGAAATATACACTACAAACAAAGCCTCGCTATTAAACGCTCAAAAACTCGCCAAACAATTAAACTGTGACGCAGATTTAATTTCATTTAAAGTTAAAGGAAAAATAGATGTTTTTTGATCAAGTATTAGAATATTTAATTGACAAGCAAGCTTACACAAAGCAACAGCGCAGATTGTTTGATGCATTGGCAAGTGTTTTCATTGAGTTTCCGATTGATAATGAGCCACCCAGCTCGGCTGTTGTTGCTCTTGCGGCAAATTGTGGCTCTGATTTGCCACACGCACTTGCAGCGGGACTAAATTGCATAACCAACCAACACCTTCCAATCAATCAAATCGCAGAGTTCGTATCAAAAAATTACCATAAAAATCCGATTGATGTCGTGCGCGAAAATGATGGAAGAAAAATTCCCGGCTTTGGACATCCTTCAATAAAGCAAGAAGACGCAAGAGTTGTTTATCTTATAACTAATTTCGCCGACCTGATAGATAATCACACAAATTTCTGTTTAAGATTGCAAGAACACATGCCTGTTCCAATGAATATTGGATGCGCAATCGCAGCCCTTTCTCTTGATAGCGGAATTGATCCAAGCAATTGTTTATTTCTTCCATTAATGGGAAGAATGTTTGGGTGGCTTAAACTTTACAATAAAACAAAAAACAAATTTAATAAAGTGGTCCCTTCTTTTGAAAGTATAAAAAATGAAAATCGAAAAAATAATAAATCAATCTCTAGCGCAGAATAAAAATAATTTAGACTTTATAGAACAATCGCGTTCCCTAAGACTGGACAATCAAATCATTGATGGTTTAGGGATTAATTATTCAAAAAAAAACCTTTTAACTATAAAGTTTTACGTAAAAATAGTCAACCAGTACCCAATTGTAAATTCCTGGTTCAAGCAGTTTTTCTTTAAAGAATCAAATTTTCTTAATTACGGGGAACAACTTTTGATAAATTCACAACTCCCTCAGAACACAGACAGATCAATAGGCTTGTCGGGAGTAGCTCTATCGTTTAGACACCACATAACAAATAACCGTTACTCTAGCGCAATATCAGGGTTAAAAATTAATAAATTAATTAATTATAGCAACTCGGTAGACAAATCAACTTCAGGTATATCACATCATAGGTACTATTATATTTTTAATAAATTCTTAAAAAATCTATTCTTACAATCTTGTAAAATAAATCTCCCAATAAATAAACATGGCCTAGAAATATATTTCACCGGAGAAGGTTTAAATAAAAACAAAGATATATCCCCCAGTTTGTGTTTTACAATATATCCTGTTTTTGGTAAAGATATCAAGAACGACTTAGTGGAAAATTTCGAAAATCTACAAAAATATGAACCCTGGGCCATAGAAAAAGAGATCATAGATGCAATAAAGCTTTATAACCCAAAAATGATTCCGATTACAAAAGGCTTCCAAGCAAACAAGTTAAGTCGTAAAATTTATTTTTCTTGTTTATCTTATAATTTTTCATCCTTTCTTTAAATTAATACTTGACATTCTTTTAAATTTATACTATAATCAATCCCATGAACAGTAAATCAGCAAAACAAATTCGAAACATATTAAACTATGACCCGAAACTGTCAGATGAAACTAGTAAGCGAGTATACTCTCGCGCAAAAAAACAATACAACAAATTAAGCAAAGGGGCAAAACCTCTATTTATACAAGAACTTCAAAACTTATACAACAATAAATAATTATGGAAAACACAGAAAAACAAACAGAAAAGCAATCAGATTGGAAAAACAGAGAACTTGGCGCCCTTTGGGTTAGAAGTGGTAAAAATCAAAAATACCTATCAGGAACTATTAATGTCGAAACAATGCCGGGAGTAACAGAGCCTGTTAAAGTTGTTGTCTTTACAAACAAAGGTAAAGAAAAGAATGAAAAGGCTCCAGATTATGTGATCTATAGATCAGAAGATCAAGTGCAAGCAAAGACTAACGTCGAACAAGTTGCAACTCAAGCCGCAGAAGAAGTAGCTTCTTCTGCCGAACAAAAAGCTAGCGCTGCAGCGAATGAGGATATTCCTGAAGAGTTGTTCTAACTTTTTAATATATAAAATATTATGGAAAAACCATTTTGGCACAGCAAAAAGTTTTGGGCTGCCGCAGTAGCAGCTGGAGTGCCCATTATTAATCACATATGGGGATTAGGTCTTACTCAAGACACGATGATGCAGATTGTAACTCCTATTGTCGCTTATGTTCTCGGTCAAGGTCTCGCCGATCTTGGTAAGAATAGTGGCAAATAATTGTTCTTTCACATTTTTGGGCGCGTACTGGATTTGATTTAAATTGAATTCGTATATTGCAAGTCGAAGAGGTGCCAGGCTTCGTTAAAAGGCACAAACTTGTACATGGCAAGAATAAAAATCGTGTCCAAGCTTTCAGCCCAGTAGCTGAGAAATTGGCCCTAGCAGCTTAGTTCTGCTACCCCTCCCTATCAGACGCAGATACGGTAGGAGAGGGGTCAACCATCTGCAAAACAGAAAAAGTTTATTTGTATCACAAACTGTAAATAATTGAAACAATTAGTTGGATGTTTATATCGTAACTATAAAAAAAATAAACTAAACTTGTAGATGTATATTTTTGAAGATTTAAAGACGTGGTTTCGACTACCACCGCGTCCACCATTTAAAATGCTTGTTTCTCCCACACACAAATACATATTTGAAAAAAGTTCTCAGCTTAATTTTTATGACAAGCTAGAAACATTCCAAGAATATTTTGTGGATAAAATGTTGATGGTAGGAGTAGCAGCAAATGGCACAAACATATCAAATATATATTTTGAAACAAATACAGATCATGGACAATTGTTTTATGATGTATTAACTCAAGGTATAGAAGCTACAACCCCTTTCTTGATTGCGGAATTGATTAAAGATAATCACCGCGAAATGCAATGTTGTTTTTATGACTTTGGTAAAGCAGAAGGTGTAAGATACATATATATGTTACAAAACACAATGGACTGGACAAGTGAAAATGATTTTTGCTGTCAATTACATAGTCTAATCGAACCAACACAACAAGCAATAGAAAACTTCTGGCAAGCATGAAAATAATAGACAAGTTAAAATCACTTAATCCTTTTAAGAAAAAAAATAAAGAAAAAACAGTACAACAACTTGTTCTCGAGAAAATAGCTCTTAAAAAGAAAAGGTTAAAAAAAGATCGCCCCGCAAACCTTACAGAACAAGAGTGGCGAACCATTTTAGATGAAATGGCATTTGGTTTTAAAGTAAAACAAACCAACACAATTTTAAAATCTCCAACACGAAAACGTCAGAGAGAACAAAAAGTAAAACGTGCATTTGAATTATTTGAAGTGTATATAAAGTACTTATGAATAAAAAAGATGACGACGAATTGTTTATCTCTGGCCCAAAAGATTACGACGAACAGACAGATTCATTTCGAATGGATTTAGAAAATTTAATTTATCGCTACGTTGACGAGTACGATATAAATACGATCACAATTATTGGGGCATTGCAAGAAAAAGTTGTAGAGTTAGCAAACCAAGGCAACATAGAATTTGAATCTGATATAGATTCTTAGTTTTTTTTCTTGACTAAATCTTCAGATTATGAGATAATAGTCTCATATGAAGAAAATCGCATTAAACAAAGATGGTACTCCCCGCAAACGCCGCAATAGTGGCAAAGGCGGTTCCTCTATTGTGACCTTGTCTATTCAAGAGATCCTTGATCTTGCAGCGCAAGAAGTAACTTCTATTCCTGTTAGTGAAGATTGGGTAAAGGGAAGACTTTACGCAAACTATCTTTCTGGAAAAACAACTTCTGCAGACTTCTCTGAAATTCAATCAGTCGAAGACAAAATTGAATACGCCGTTACAGACTTTGACAATGAATAATTATTTTTCACATTTAATTGGGCAAGACAACGTAAAGAAGAAGCTCAATTTTTATCTTAAAGCGTATCAAGCAACAAGTGTTTGTCCATTTTTAAACTTGGTTGGAGCTAAAGGTCTTGGTAAAACATTGTTTGCAAAAGAGTTTGCTAAAAACCTCAAGAATAAAGATGGAAGCAAGCGTCCATTCTTAGAGCTTAATTGCTCGACCATCAAGAACAACGCTCAGTTTTTTGAGCAGATTTTCATTCCTTTGGTTATGAACAACGAAATCACCATTCTTTTTGATGAAGCGCATGCGCTTCCCAAAGATCTCACAATGGCTTTTCTTACTATTTTTAACACCGAGAAAACACACACCAAGGAATTTGTATACGATGATCAAACATTTACATTTGATTTCACCAAGCAGACATTCATATTTGCAACAACAGAAAGCGATAAACTATTTCCTCCATTAAAAGATCGCCTAAGCACAGTTGACTTTGAACAGTATTCTAAAGAGAATCTTTCTAATATAATTAAATTAAATTGCGAAGGTGTAAACTTTAGTGATGAAGCATTGAATGCTTTATCTCTCACCGTTCGCGGCAATGCTCGAAATGCAGTTATGCGCGCCAAAGAAATTTCATTGTATTGTGAAAGTGAAAATCAAAACACATTTAAAATGTCAGATTATAGTGAATTAACTGACTTGCTTGGTATTTTACCTCATGGCATTACATGCACTGAGAAACAAATCCTAGAGATACTTGCTGACAGAGGGAGCTGTAAATTACAAACGCTTTCTGCGGTCACAGGTTTAAGTCCAACGAGCTTAAGGCGTGATCATGAAATTTATCTTTTAAGAAAAAACTTTATACAAATCGACGGGGAAAGAAAAATTACTAATTTTGGTAAAAAACTCGTACAATCAATATAATAAAACATGACGGAATTAAAACAAAAAACAGTATATGTAGTGACTCGCAATTCGCGAAGGATTGAAGATAAAAATTATGCGACTAAAGAAGATGCTCAAGTTCGCGCTGAAAAGCTTGTTGAAACACTTAAAAAGTGGAAAGATCCCGATCAACGAAAAGTTAAAGTGGTAGAAACATCATCTCCATCCAAAATAAGATAGTGGAAGATTTACCTAGTCAAGAAAGGAAGATTTCGTTTGAAGATCTTGCGACTAGTCGCGGATATTCCCCCAAGCGAGCATATAGAAATGAATACAATAATGTTACTCACGTACTTAAAGCAAAAGGTAAAGGTGGTAAAGCAATTGATATTCTTTTTGATGTAAAAAAAATTAAAAACAAAAAACAAAGCCAAGAATGGTTGTGGATTGAGTTTAAAAACGCCGAGGGTAAGGATGGGTGGATTCACGGAGACGCACAGTTTGTGGCTTTCGAAAGAAATTATGATTTTGTTGTCGTCAATCGCAAGGAGATGGTGAAAATGTTAAACAGTGGCAAGATACGATATGATTTACCGTTTGTGACACTAGCGAAGAAAGCGAAGTATAGAATTTATAAACGTAGCGGCAAGCTAGAAGAGATTACTCAAATCAACGTTAAAGATTTAAAATCTCTTGAAAGTTGTCAAGTTTGGAAAAAGCAAGATGCCGCATCAGAATGAATTAGATAAAACATACATCCAAATGGCCACCTCTTGGTCGCGTTTATCAAAAGCGCGGCGCAAGCAGGTAGGCTGTTTGATTGTGCGCGACGGAACCATCATTAGCGACGGCTACAATGGTACTCCAAGAGGTTTTTCTAACAACTGTGAGGTAGAAGAGGTTGTACCAAGCATGCTTGCTTCACGAGGCTATAAGTTGACAACCAAGCCTGAAGTATTACATGCAGAAAGTAATGCTATTACAAAACTCGCAAAGAGTACTCAGTCTAGTGCGGGAGCGACAATGTACACAACCGCATCACCTTGTCTTGATTGCGCGAAATTAATCATACAATCTAATATTGTTCGCCTTGTATACAATGAATTATATAAAGACGAAGAAGGTATAAATTTATTAAAAAAAGCTGGAGTAATTGTAGAACAGTGTGAATCATAACATATAATCTTGTATGTTTGAAGGAATATGTATTTTAATTATTGCTGGTTTGATTTGGTATATCTATCAGCCCAAGCAAGATGATGGTGTTGTTGATGAGTTGAGAAATGAGAATGAATTTTTGCGTACTCGATTGAACTCACACGATGTGGAACATCAAACTCGCGAAGAAAATTTCACACAAACAATCAAAAACCTACAAAGCGCTCTCGACAAACAGCAAAACAATGTTCAATCTAGCAGCGAAGATTATAAACAAAAAGAAAAACAATTACAAACAAAGATAATTGATCTTGAAAAAAAATTAGATGATGAAACAATTGCACGCAAAAAAGTTTTATCGCAAAAGAAAAGTGGCGAGGTTAGACTTGGACACATCGCCGAAACACTTGCTCCATTTTTAGATCAGTTCGAATTTGAACCTGAACGTTGTTCATTTTTAGGACAGCCAATCGATTACATTTCATTTGGCGATGATGAAATTACATTCATCGAAGTCAAGAGTGGTAACAGTCAACTCAGTCAAAAACAAAGACATATCAGAGATTTAGTAAAACAAAAATTAGTATCATGGAAAGAAATCAGAATACAGTAAACTTAAAATTCAAAAAAATTTTTTCAGCGGCGATCATTCCTAGTTATACAAAAAAAGGTGATGCGGGAATGGATTTGGTTGCAATTTCTTTAAAAAAATCGGGGGGCTTCTACGAATATGGAACAGGCTTGGCAATGGAGATTCCTGAAGGCTATGTGGGCCTTATATTTCCACGGTCTAGTATATCCAAGACAGATCACTATTTAAGAAACTCTGTTGGAGTAGTAGATAGTGGTTATCGCGGAGAAATTAAAATTCGTATGAGCACTCCTCTTCTTGGAGGTGTAGAATATAAAGAGGGTGATCGTATCGCTCAACTTATTATCATGAAACTACCATGGGTTAACATTGAAGAAGTAGAAGAGTTATCCGACACAGATCGCGGAGATGGCGGTTTTGGCAGTACGGGTGCATGAAATCAGATCTCAAAACACTTAACGAATTAAGTCGTAGGGAATTTGTTGCTAGTGCAGCAAAGGCGTGCCTTGGCGTTGGTTTGTTGCCAATTGCAGGAAACTATGTAAACACACCGATACAGGCTTTAGAGCCAGGCGTTCGACCTGCAAAAGCTCGACGCATTATATATCTATATATGGCCGCCGGAATGTCCCATATGGATACCTTTGCGCCTAATATGGATGCGGAAGAAGATTATAGCGGCCCAGTAAAACCAATACCTACTTCAGCAGATGATGTGTTTGTTTCTGAATATTTGCCACAGACAGCCAATCATATGCACAATTCAGCAATTATTCGCACAATGATGACAAGTCAAGGGGCACACATGCAAGCAAATTATTTGATGCACACAAGTTATCAAATGCGCGGAACCATTTCACATCCCACATTTGGAAGTTGGATAGCTAAAATGTCTGGGGCAATCAATTCAACCATACCTGCAAATGTTTCTATTAATGGTAGATCAGGTAGTTCAGGATTTTTGGAATCTAAATTTGGCCCACTTCCAATTGGCAATCCACATGCAGGACTAGCAAACAGCAAAGCCGCAGACTATATTGATCAATCTCGATTCAATGGAAGATTATCAATGGCGCACAAGATGAATTCTAATTTCTTGAATACATACGATCAAAAACAAGTGCGTGCATATACTGATCTTTATGATGATGCGGTGAAACTAATGCGCAGTGAAGATTTGAAAGCATTTGATATCACTTTAGAGTCAGAACAAATGAAAGACATGTATGGTCGATCATCTTTTGGACAAGGGTGTTTGCTTGCAAGGCGATTGATTGAGAATAATGTCCGCTATGTTGAGGTCACACGAGGAGGTTGGGACACACACTCTAATAATTTTGAAACAGTAGAAAATAATTGTGCAGACATGGACAAAGCATTGAGCGCATTACTTTTTGATTTGGAAGTTCGCGGTTTACTCAGCGACACAATGGTTGTTTTGGTTTCTGAATTTGGTCGCACACCACGAATCAACGGTGGTAATGGTCGAGATCATTGGCCTTATGGATTTTCTGCGTTTCTTGCGGGTGGTGGAATCAAAGGCGGCACAGCTTATGGAAAAATGGATAGCGTTGGCCGCAATCCCGCAGAAGGAAAATTTGTTGATCCCGCAGGCTTGAATGCAACAATTGGATATGCCATGGGATTGCCACTCAATGACGTTCAATATTCTCCATCAGGCAGACCATTTAAAATCGCGCATGACGGCGAACCATTAATGGACATTCTTCAATAATCTGCATTTTACTATTGACATCTCATTCAATTTATGAGATAATGCTTGCATGTTCAATATTAAAACAAAGTTAAAAAAAGCAGTCATGAAAAAATCAAATCAAAAATACTTCGTTGTGTATCGCAATGCCGATAATCAAGTTAAAACCTATGAAATCGGTCGCCCTGTTCTAAGTGAATCTTTTGGCAATCGCGACGAAGAGCGCAACAATGTTGGATTCAAAGCTTATTGTTTTGGGCGCAAAGAAGTTCGTTCATTCAGGCACGACCGTATCGTTTCCTTAACTCGCGCTTCGTGAATCAAGCGGTCCTAGATTATGGCCTAAACAAGTTTGTACCTTTTGGAATTGTAGGATTTTTATTATTCTACAATTTCGGGTACGCAACTTGGGAGCCATTTATTATAATGGCTCTTACTATTTTCATAGATCGTTTTAGTTTTAAAACCGGTTACGCAGTTTGTTTCTGTGAGCAAAACGGAATAGAAATTGATGAATGAACAAGATTTATTAAAACTAAGAAGTGAAACGTACAACAGACTCGCTTCTTCAACAAAAAACAAAGATAAAGATTATTTTTCAAAAATGATTCACATCATCGATTCATTAAATCGTATGGCTCGCGACATCAAAGAAATTTCTCAAATTGGAAACTCTTCATTATGAAAGAAAAAGAAAACAAAAAACTTCAGACTTACATTCTTGTAAACTACAGTAAACCTCCACCTGTATTTCCCGAGCTTGAAATTCAAATGACTGAGCGGGAAGCTCACGCTCGCAACCAAGGCTTCTCATTTAATCGAGTAACGAAGCGCTACATTAAAAAATAATATAGCAAGTTTTTTTTGCGTGTAAACATTATTGTGCGATTGCTTTGTGTGTTATTGATGTTGAGTGGATGTGTTTTAACCAAACCATCCGTCAAGCCGAGCGACACAAAATTTAAAGAAAGTCAGCGCGATTGGGAGTATTTGTATGCCAAAGAGTTAGATGCAGCACTTGAAAACGAAGATGCAATAAGTTATTACTTCTTTTGGCCTTTTTACCTGCAAGCTCGATATGAAAACAAATGTAAATTGTACAACCCTCTACATAAAATAGAGTGTAATTGTACAGAATGAAATTTTCCACTAAATTAGCTGTTGTATTACTTAATACTAAGCGAGAATATGTCGCTGGACACACCCACAAATGTCTCGATGCATTTTTCAAAACTTTCGCATCGCTCGATAAAAAAATTGATCTACTGATATACTTTAATCAAGGAAATGTATCAGAATACAATGATCTACTAGAATATAAAAACTGCAAAAATGTAAATGATGTAAAAATATATTCGCACGAATTATCAGATTCTGATGATCTTTATGCTCGCACACCAAAAGAATTGAAAGAAATGAACTTGCCAAAAGTCCCACCTCTTGGCGGAAGCGCAGGTCCAAACAATTTATTTTTTAACACAATGGCTTCATTAGTGGGTAGTGATTATCGAGATTTACTCATGCTTGAGCCAGATACACAACCAATCCAAGATAATTGGATAGATAAAATTGTAGAATACTGCGACTCAGAAAAATTTCTTGTTGCGGGAAGTTGTTATCGAGGTAAACAAGATTTATATACATTCGGGGAATGGACAGGTCATCTTAATGGGGTTGCGATTTATCGAAACTCGGCAATGCTTGGGTTATTATTTAAATACTCAAAAAGCTTAATAAAGCATGAAGTAGGGTTATGCAATAATAACTTCATCAGCTTTGATGTTGCCATGCATACATTTGCCTGCACATTAAGCGGTAGAAAACACTTCAACAATCGTGATTTTCCACACAATCAATTGATCGACTGCCCCATCATATCAAATTATTCACTACCACAAGACGCAGACACAACGATAGAAAGTGTAAAAAAACAATATCCACAAACAATTATATTGCATAAAAAATGAGCATAATTAAAGATCCAGAATATTTACCTGTATTTCATCACATCGCTAAAAACGCAGGAACCTATGTATTAAGCTGGGCACAAATGCTTTGCAGAAAGTATCATTTGATGCGTGAAGATAACTTATCATTGCATTGGACTTCTGCAAAAATCAGGAGGGCATTGATTAGATTAAAAGATGATCGCCAGTTGACAGTTATATATTGCACCCTTACAGACTTAACTGGCCATGCGGATGGAATTTTTAGTGCTTATCCCGAACTCGAACAATTTGCTAGAGGAAACAAGAGAGAGATTATTCTCGAAAAACAAATGCAATATATCAATAATCGATATCCTATTGACTCAGATGAAACAACGAACATTCTCCCAGAGGATGATTTTTTAAATTTTATTGAAAATGGAGATATTATACCTTTTTGTGTTATTGTTGATCCTATGGATCCGGGCTGGAGAGAGGCAAGGAAATGCATTGATTTGATTATCGAGAAATCTAAACGCAAGCATACTTTACATTTTACTGTTTTGCGCGATCCATATAAACGCGCGCAATCTTTATTTCATTACCTAACTAGTGATGAAAGTTCGCATGAACCCACGCATGATTCAATTCAAGCGAAAAACTTCGAAGATTACATTCAATCTGATGAAGTGGAAGATAGCTGGTTCTTGCGAAGCTTAATGGATATGCCTGATTCTGCAATTATTGAACCATATCATCTAACCTTAGCACACGAAGGATACCTAAAACATTTTCGCACTTCTGATACAAGCAAAGTAGATGATTTGATAAACAATGTATTTCATGGAGCTTATGGCATTCAACAATCAGATGTAGAGGGTCATGTGATAGAATTAAATTTACATCGCAACGCAACTCCAAACAAATTAAAAACAAAATTCGAAGACTTAGATCCAACTATTCAACAAAAATTTCTAGATCGTACATATTGGGACAGAAAATTATGGGAGAGGTATTGTAAATGAAATTCTTATGAATATTGCATTATATGGAAATTGTCAAACTAGAGCTTTATTTTTTTACATTAAAAAGTTACAACCCAACGCAAACATAAAATGGATATGTGCGGACCTTTTTTTTGATCGATTAAAACATAATTGGGCGCACACAAAAGAATTTGAAGGAAAAATTGTAGAATCTCTGTATAATATCGACGAATCAATAGATTTTGTAAAAACAAGTGATTTGATTATTTATCAAAACATTGATGTCTCTCGATCTCCACAAATCAATCAAGATATTATAAAACAAAACGTAAAACAAGGCATTAATTTAATTAGCTTTGCGTCATATTATTATCAACCTTCTTCAAAAAAACCGCTAGAAGGGATGATCGCAAGAGAAACAGGGGTAAAATTATCTATTTCCGCAGTTGAATTGATTAAAAACAACCCAAACATCGATAGCGTAGATCGCCCAAATCACCCTAATGTACATTACTTCCTTGATTTGTGTGACGCAATATGCACAATCATGAATTGGTCAAAATTTAGCGAAAACGACAAAAAAGAATTATTAGAAGAAGGATATCCCTTTAGTTTAAAATGTTAATTTCCCACAAACACAAATTTATTACAATTGACATTCCAAAAACTGGAACTCGATCACTTAGAGAAAGCCTACTCCCACTAAATATTATAGACGTTCGTGGGCTTGCAAATTTTGAGTCAGAATTTTACCAACATGATTTCGCGACCCGCGCAAAAAAACAATTCACAAAAAACAACTGGAATTGGAGCGACTATTTTAAATTTACGATTGTGCGTAACCCATGGGCTCGTTACTTTAGCTTTTTCAAGTACTTTAAAAGTTATGGCGACAAATACTTGCGTCGAGACAAATCAATTGACTGGGATGAACCTGAATTAAATCAAGGCGAGCTTTGCGTTGAATTATTCAAGAGCAAAGATGATCAAGCTGTATTAAAAAATATTATATTAAACAATCATGCCCAAGATGCTTACTACCGCAATAAGTGCGGCGAAACCATAGTAGACTATATCGCCGAGTTCGAAGATCTATCTAATGAATTTATTTTCTTCTGCGATAAAATTAACATCAATGCACCACAATTACAACACGGCAATAAAAGCAGTACGTCTTTTTATATGATTGATGTATATAACCAGCAACTCATTGATCTTGTAGCAGAAAAGGAAAAAAATGTTATAGAATTAAAAAATTACAATTACCATGTATGATACAGAGAAAAAATATATTTTCACACACCCTGCTAAATGCGCAGGTGCGAGCGTAGAGATAGCGCTAGGTATATGGGACCTAGATCGAGACTCAGAAGAGTTTGAAAGATACCAAAGACTACTGCATGAATCACTTAGCGATCATATACAAGAAATCAAATCTCATGGACTTAATTGGAGGGATTTTTTTATTTTTTCCGTAGTGCGAAATCCATGGGATAGAGCTGTCTCTAGATATTTTTTTCTTAAGACTCATAATGAAACCTATAAAAGTAGCAACATCTCTTTTGAGGGTTATATAAAACAATGTTATAAATTTTTCCTTGAGTCTGGCAGTCATTGGCATCACTCCATAAGGCAATTTCTCTACTTTGAAAATGAATATGTAGTTGATCATGTAATTCGTCAGGAAAACTTTGATGCGGGATTACAAGAAGCTATGGAAAAGCTTGAAATCATGGATTATCAAATCCCTCGCATGAATCAAAATACAATTCGCCCGTCAAAAGATTACAAAAGTTACTATACCACAGAAACAAAAAATATGCTTGCAAAAATTTCTGCAGATGTGATTGATTTATTTGACTACCAATTTTAATTAAAATGAAAAAATTATACAAACATAAATTTAACGGAAAGCCAAATTTAATCGTAGTTTTCCAATCAATGAATGCTCATTTATACACCCCTGGGAATAAAAATAAATTTGAGCTAGAAAAGACTTTCTCTCGACTCGATCTTGAGTATTCTGATTTACTTTTTATCAAGGATGACGTTCGACCAAGGGATAGCAAACTCGGGGGTTTTTATTTGCACTCAGAGACAGTGGACGAAATATGCTTAGATCTGAGGAACTTGGTAAGACAATATAAGAAAACGTTGTTCACTGGTCTTAGTGCAGGAGGATTCGCCTCCATCTTATTTGGAAGTTTGTGTTTTATTGATGTAGTTGTTGCAATCAATCCCCAGACTACTTTGTATGATTTTTACACAGGAGATTTATTAACCATAGGAGAACAAAACCCCCTGCGAGATAATTCTAATTATTATGATTTAAAGCCTCATATAAATAAAACAACCAATTACTACATTAGCAAACGAGCAACAACCTTACCATATGAGCAATGCTCTCAAATTGAAAAGCTTCATCACGTTAAAATGATCGAGCATATAAATGATTTTAGCAATGTATATGTACGCGAGGATTTAAACCAAACATATTCAGCATTAAAGGACATACTAGAGATAAACAATTTTAAAATGTAAGAAAAAGTGTATATATCAATATGAGCGAATACAAACCAAAACCATTTACCAAAGAAATTGCCGAGCAAATGCGCGAAGAAATGAATCTACCATTTGATGAAAAAAGAACGCTATGTAATGTATTAAAACAAGCATATCGTTGTAGTAAAGAAGAAAGTTATAACCTTGAAGCAGTGAGAGCACTATTACTAGAATCTTTATGGATGGGTCAGCGCATGCATTCCAAATTATACGATGAACAACAACAGCAGTTCAAGAATGAACACATCAATCAAGACAAAGACGAAGATCCATTTGCAGTTGACTGGAGTAACCTTGATGGACGCAATGTCGCACAAGGAAACTGGGATTAATTACTTAAATATTTAAATCCTAGTTTTTCGCAAATTGCAATTTTTTGATTCTCAGGCATTCTAGTAAATGCATAATGTGCATATTCTGCTATTCTTTGATTGCGTTTTTCGGGCGTACCATTTACCCAATACATGGTTGCCGATTTGCTGATGTCGTCGGCGATGTATTTTGTTATTTTTTTGCATATAAAATTGTAGTATATTTGAATACGCTCGCGAGAAGATATATGCTCATATCTTAACTGCGCTTCTAGTTTTGCGGTCATTTTAGCCTTAACTTCAAATATTGTATGTTTTTTCGCTTCCGTCAATGATTCTTGATACAAACAATCAAGCACGATCTGTCGTTCTTTTTCTTTTAGCATAATATCTTTAATAGTAAGTACACTCAAAGGTCAGTGTTTATCAGGGCTTAACGTTTTTTCTTGACTTTTAATTTAATATGACGTATAATCATTTTCATCATTCGGAGCAATTCAGCTTCGAGTTTAAAATAAAAAAAACAGAACTATGGAAAGAATTAAAAAATTAACAGTATTAGACTGCGGAAAAAGAGAGTCAACTTCTTATGACTACAAAAAACAATACAAAACAATTAGTCATGAAGATGTATTAAAACTTCCTTATGCATTAAATAAAGGAGATACGCTTGTGAGTGAATATTCCCACATGGCAGTTCCAAGAACAAAGAAATCTCTATCTCAACCTTTTACAAAAAAACAGCTGAATGATTTTTACAAGGCGTGCGAAGAAAACGGGGTGCAACTTCTTTTGTTTCCTGAAAAAAGCACCCCAAATGCACTATTTTTTTCTCAACAAGAAATTGTTAGAGTTAGAGGTTTAAAAAAACAAGAAACTTATACTCGTGATGATTTAAAGGATGATATAACTGACCCTATGGCGATATACAATTATATTCAAGCCAAGCAAAACTTATCACTAATGAAGCCCCCTTCGAGCTTTGAACCAAGCAATCTTCGAAAAGAAGGTTGGCAACGCAAAAAAGAATGCACAATATTATGCAACCAAGCGAGGGCAAACGGAAACGGAAAAAGCCTATACACAGATGACAATTCTAATTGGATTAGAACCCACGCGCTTGAAATTTCAAAGCGTCTTTCTGATGATGCAAAATCTTGTTTCGGTTTAAAAGTTAATATCCCAGGTTTGTCTGACGCAAGAAAAAAACAAATTGAACAAGAACTTGGCATAGATACAAATAACCTTCAACAGCTCAAACTCGCTTGTCAACAAGGAAAGATTTCAAAACTTTCCGGTCTTGGTCTAAAAACAGAACAGAATTTTCTTGATTCGATTGAAAAACCTAGTTTTCACTCTAAGGTTTTGGAAAAGCCTCATGCGATTTATGCAATTCTGTCAACATTAAGAGGTAAAGTGTTAAATGATGACGGAGATTTATCTTCCGAGCTCTACTTGAGAGAATCGACTGGGGAGCTTCCAGGGTGGGCTTTTGTCAAAAGATATGTATTGGGTTTTAGCCCTTTCCACCTCAAAGGCGGAACAGCAAGAAGTAACATCTTTCATCACTCCCTTAAAAGTTGGGTTCGCTCGCAAGCAGAAAAGGAAGGTGTTTTTCTTTTTGAAGGTAAAAAAGCCAAAACCAAGGGAAAATTTTCCGCGAAAGAAGAACAATCATTTCTTAAATACAGAAGAATATATTCTAAATCATGCAAAGAACTGTTTGTTGCGATAAAGAGTATTCTTGAGTCCTAAATTTTAAGAATCTACAAAGTTTACTATCTCATTATATTTACTTATAGTTCACAAGATCATTTTGTAGATTTTACATTTTATAAAACACATTCAAAGTTTAGGGCGTCATTATATTAAATTATAGTTTAGACCGTCATTTTGTTTGTGTTTAATTTTTTAAATGATGTTGTCGCGGTTTATCTGGGCATTACATTTGTTTGTAGTTCAACACCTTATCGCGGCAACATCTATCTTTTTCAATAAAGTGTCATTGTAGTTCACGTAGTTATTATATTCATTTATAGTTTATGCCTTCATTACATTGACATTTTTTTCTTTACATTAAAAAATATATATGATATTATAGATTCAATGGCAAAAATCACTAAACAATTAAAACACGCGGAATTTCAATACAACGAAGAAACCAAAGAATTTCGAGTGCAAGACGGAGAAGGAAACAAAGTGGTACTTAATAAAATTTATGCATTTGCATTGATGCGTTTCGTGATTCGCATGGCTCAAAGAAATTGGTTGCGGAGCAACAAGACAATAGATGAATTGATCGAAGAAGACGAAGAAAAGCTCGAAGCTCTCAATCCATCGCAACTAACACTATTCTAATGTTTGACAATGGCATAGCAAATGAGTTTGAAGAAGCTCACAATA